AAATACCCTGACTGGTGGACAGGAAAGCGGTTTACCAAGCCAATCAACGCTTGGGCCGCTGGTGCTAGTACGGTTACGACAAGAGACATCTTACAGAAAGAGCTGTTGGGTGATCCTGTCAACTTAGAACTAAGAGGGTCTGGAGCAATACCTAAAGACTGCATTGTAGATGTCGTCAGAAAGCCTCAGATACCAAACGCAGTAGAAAGTATTGTAGTCAAGTTTCACAATGCTTTTGGCGTACACATAGGTGAGTCGGTACTATCTTTTAAGTCCTATGAAATGGGCGAAGAAAAGTTCATGGGTTCATCATTAGACTGGGTGTGGCTAGACGAGCAACCAGCACAGAATATATATACCCAGTGTTTAACAAGGACGTTGGATAAAAGGGGTTACGTTATGATGACGTTTACTCCTGAGAGCGGCATGACTCCTGTTATTAATCAGTTCTTGAAAGACAGGAAGAAAGGCCAGTTCTTAATACAAGCAGGGTGGGACGAAGCGCCGCACCTTGATGAAGATGCAAAAGAGCAGATCCTAGCGCAGTACCTTCCTAACGAAAGGGAAATGCGTACAAAGGGTCAGCCTGTATTTGGTAGAGGCATGGTCTTCCCTTACTCGCTTGAGAAGCTGGTAGTGGAGGACTTTGACATACCTGATTCTTGGCTTAGAATATGCGGCATTGACTTTGGGTTTGATCATCCTACAGCGATTGTATGGGGTGCGATTAACCCAGAGAACGGTTGCTTTTATATAGTTGACGAATACAGAGAATCTCGTCAGACCGCAGTCGAACACGCCATAGCAATAAGGGCTAGACCAAACCAACCGCCTATAGCCTGGCCGCACGATGGAAACAGGACGTTTGATGGCGGCGACTCAATGGCACAGCAGTACAGGCAGGAAGGAGTCAACTTTCTACCAGAACACTTTACAAATCCCCCTGACATATCGCAAACTAAGGGAGATATAAAGATTTCTGCTGGTATCACTGCGTTAACAAGAGCAATGCAGAAAGGATTATTTAAAGTATTTCAGAGTTGTCACTTCTGGCAGCAGGAGTACGGGACTTATCATTTTGGTGATAACGGTAAGATAGTAGATAAAGAAGACGATTTAATGTCTGCCACACGATACGCATTCCAAAGTCAAAGGTTTGCACAGGCATCCGAGTCAAACAAGAAAAGGCGACCTTGGGAAACCGAGGAAACTAACAACTACAACTGGGTCACATAATGGCAGTTTCCAACAAAGACTTACTAACTACGATAAACGCATACGAAGACAATGTATCTGACCACATGGACAGCGATGCAGCGCAAACTCGCGCTGATCTTATTGATTACTATCTTGGTGAGCGATACGGGAATGAACGTGACGGCTACTCGAAAATCGTTACCAGAGAAGTCTATCAGACTGTTGAGAATATCAAAGCCGATGTTGCCGAGCTTTTCATTGCAGACGATGAAACTGTTAGATTCGAGCCAGAAGGCCCAGAAGACGTAGAAGGCGCACAACAAGCAACCGACTATGTTCGATATGTGTTCTATCGTCAAAACGATGGCTTTAGCGCAATCTTGGACTCATTAATGGACGGCCTTCTTCAGCGTCAAGGTGTTATTAAACGCTGGCGGCATATGGAAGACATGGTAACCAACCATAGCTTTGAAGAGGTCTCAGAAGCTGCATTTGCTATTTTGATGGCAGATCCAGAAGTAGAAATCACTGAGTTTGAAGAAGCAATTGATGAGTTAACACAATTAAGTGTTTACAGCGGTAAGTTGCTAAGAACTAAGACTCAAAGCGAAACAAAAATAGAAGTAATTCCGCCTGAAGAGTTTGCAATAGATCGAAGCGCAGTTAGCGTCGAAGAAGCCAAGTATGTAAGGCAAAGAAAGTTAGTTTCTAAAAGCGACCTCCTGCAAATGGGATTTGATGCAGATAAGGTTGAAAAAGCAGCGACATCTTCTGGATATAACGAATATGACTCTCCTGAAAAAATTGCTAGGGATTTTGACGGCGATAACTATTATGATGATGATGACAACAATATTAGTCCTGTTTACGATTTGCACGAAATTTATATGCGGTATGATCGTGATGAAGACGACTATGACGAGCTTGTTAAAATCTGCAAAGTAGGCAATGTTGTCCTTAATGTAGAAGAAGTAGATGAGATACCTTTTGTTATATGGACTCCTATCCGCATTCCACACAGATTGACAGGTCTTTGCCCTGCTGATGCAGCGGCTCCACTACAAAAGGTTAAGAGTACACTTTGGCGTAACCAGCTAGACAACCAGTACAACCTTAACAATGGTCGTCCTGTTATCGTAGAGGGTCAAGTAGACCTAGACTCAGTAATGAGCAGTAAGCCCGGTGCGCCTTACATCGTCAAGCATCCCAATGCTATCTCATTCCCTCAACAACCTTCATTTGGCCAGCATACTTACAACATGATGGGTATTGCTGATCAGATGTTAGAGCAGAATGTAGGCGCTACTGATAACTCTATCAGCCCTGATATTTTGCATGGCAACACAGCGGCGGGTGCAGTTAGCCAGGTTTTATCTAAGCGCCAAGCTAGAGTTCGTTTGATAGCGAGAGAGTTTGGTGAATTTTTACGCAAAGTCTTTATGGGTATCTACGAGCTAGAGATAGCTCATTCAGATGACAAGTCTATATTCCGGCTAGACAACAAGTTTGTAGAGGTAGACCCAAGACACTGGCACGCAAGAAAAGACGTTACAGTTCTTGTCGGTTTAGGCAACGGATCTAAGACTGAGCAGTTATTCCATATGCAACAAACTATGGCCGCACAACAAGCTATGCTTAGCGCTGGCGGCATGGGAGTTACTGTTACACCACAGCAGATTGTACAGTTGCAAGAAGATATGGTAAGACTGTATGATAAGAGCGCACACGGTAGGTACTTCACAGAGCCACCTGCTGAGTTTACAGGGCAACCTGAACCACAGCCACCATCAGCGCAAGAACAGGCGTTAATGGCGCAGGTAGAGATAGAGAGAGCTAAGCTTGAGCTAGACAGGCAAGAGCTGGCCCTTAAAGAGCAACAATTCATGCTTAAAGTGCGAGAGCATGAAGATGAGAACGAATTTAAGTTAGCGGAACTTAACTTGGAGGCACGCAGTGAGAGAGCAGTCAAGATTGGTAACTAGTCTTGTTAGTGAGAGCGCAAATAACGACACTAAGTTAAAAGTAGCAAACGCAGCCGCAAGGCTCATTGAGGATGGCGCAGTACAGTTTATTTTTCAGGAGATGGAAGATAATCTATACAGGGCTTTTTCTGGAGTGCAAACACCCGAATTAGGTGAAGCTCTTTGGAGAGAGGTTAAGGTAGTTAAGGCTTTAAAAGAGAACTTGGAGTGGTATGCAAACCAACGAGAAACACTCGGAAAACAAATCCGAGGAAGATAAAGAATATTACATCGTATCTGATGATTTAATTAACTGGATGCGAGGAGTAGCGTACACAAAGTTGACGTTACAAGAGGTAGATGGGTTTACTGATCAGTTGTTCAATGCACCAACTCTTCAGCAATACCTAGAACTGCAAGAAAACAAAAAACCAAAAATTATCACTTAACAAAGGATAACGGCAAGGCCGACCCTTAAAGGATATTAAAATGAGCGAGAAACTTGAGAACAACCCTTTGGAATTCTCTACTATAGACCCCATGACAGAAGCTGCTGGACTTGAAGCGGTATTGGGCATGATTAACCCTAAAGAAGATTTAGGAGAAATTGAGAATGATTCTGTACCTGAAGCTGAGTTAGAAGAGGAATTTGAAGAAGAATACCTTGAAGACGAAGTGGAAGAAACACTCGATCAAACTGAAGACGATGAGTTGGAAGAAAGTGATGAGCCAGAAATGTCTGGTGACATCGAGCTTGACGACAGCGAATACGATTATTTAGTTTCTGCCAAAGAGTTCTTGAATGAGAACGGTCTTGATGATATTGAAAAGATCAAGAGTGGCATATTGATGCAGGGTGATTATACTCGTAAGACTCAGGCGTTATCTGACGAGCGTAAATCTTTTGAGGCGGAGCGAAACACATCTCTCGAAGAGACAGCAAGGCTGTTAGAGGTGGCTCAAGCAATGGTATACGGTCAGCGACCAACCCACACAACTCAAGAGCTTTTAGCGTTAAAAGAGTCAGATCCCTATGCTTATGAACAAGCTTTAGAAGCAAAGGTTCTTTACGAACAAAAGGAATCTGAAATAAACGGTGTAGCCAGTAAAGTATCAGAGCAATACCAAGCACAACAAGCAGAGCAGTTACAGGCTCAATCAGCACAACAGGCAGAATTGTTAATTCAATTAGAGCCTGGTTTCGCAGACCAAAACACTGCGACTCAGAAAGTAAGTGTAATGACTGAGTATTTCAAGAGCATTGGGGGCGACCCAGAAGCGCTTAATACTGTAAATGACGCTATTGTGTTAAAGGTGTTACACGATGCTGCAATGGCTAGTCAATCGCAAAAACAGGTTGCTGAAAGTAAAGCTCCTAAGAAAAAGACTTCTAAAACTGTTATAAGGAAAGGAACGTCAAAGAGTCGAGCGGAAAAACAGGCTGCGGCAAAACAAGCTAGAGTCAAAAAAGCTATAAAAGCTGATGGGTCTATTAGCAAAGAATCTGCCGTAGATTTAATTCTCGACTCTTTTAAATAGGTAAATTATCATGGCTACAATTACTTCAACATCTGCAAAAGTCTTAGAAGACGCTAATAACGTCCGAGAAGACTTAGGCAACATCATTTTCAACGTATCACCTTACCAAACTCCATTCACTTCTGGCATTAAAACTGGTTCTGCTACAGCAGATAACCACGAATGGTTAACTGACTCTTTTGCTGCTTCTGTTGGTAACAACGAAACTATCGAAGCAGAAGTTGTTAGCTCGGCTGCTGGATCAAGCCGTACTCGATTAGGCAACTTTGTTCAAATTGCAAGCAAAACTGTTTCAGTAACCAAAAAAGCTGAAATGTTTGATCGTGCTGGCGTACCCGGCAAAGAAATGGCTTACCAGCTAATGAAGTTAGGTAAAGAGCTTCAAATGGACATTGAGAAGCAAACCTTAGCGGTTTACACAGCAAGTACAACTCGTAACACTAAAGTTGCTCCTACTGCATCTGCTGCTGGTCGTTCTGGTGGTGTTCCTTACTGGATTTCTGCGGCAGCAAACCAAGTTGTAGGCGGTTCAGGTGGCGGCGCTCCAAACACTGGTACTGATGGCGCTGGTACTCAGCTTGTTCCTGGTACAGCGGCAACTTTAACTACTGCTCAATTAAGCGGTCTTATTGATGCAGTATGGAATGAGTCTGGTGACTTTAACAATGTTAAGTTAATGGGTTCTGCCGCTGCTGTTGCATCTTTACGAGCAACTGCATCTAGCGGCCCAGGCTTAGGCATGGCTACAGATGTAACTACCAATAGCAGCACTGGCGAAATCGTAAACCGAGTTTCTGTTTACCAGTCTCAGTTTGGCCCTATGGCTGTTATTCCTAACAAGCATATGAAAGCAAACACTCTTTATGTGTTGGATATGTCTTCTTGGGGATTAGCATTTGGCGGTGGTAAGAAAATTCACACCACTGACATTGCTACACAAGCATCTGCTGAGCAGAAGTTACTTGAGTGCTACTACACTCTTGAAGCTTACTCTGGCAATGCTAACGCAGCACATTACTCTGTAGCTTAATAGCAAAGTAAAGGACGGGGAGCTTCGGCTCCCTTTTCCTGTAACTAGGAAGTTATTATGAAAATGAAAACACCAAGTCGTCAAACTAAAAAGAAAAGTAAAAGCACTAAAGCTCTTCCCAAGCGTGGAGGACGCGCAGCTACTAACAAAAAGAAAAGGGGATATTAATGAAAGGTGTTAAGCATTATAAAAGAGATGGAACAGAACACAAAGGCTCAACGCATAAAATGGCTGATGGAACATTGCACAGTAATAAAAGCCATACTAAAACTAGCGTAAAGTTATTTCATTTTAAAGATTTGTCAGCTAAAGCTAAGAAAAAAACAAGGAAATAAAGATGCCGGCTAAAAAAGGTTTATACGCAAACATTAATGCTAAACGCAAAAGAATTAAAGCAGGTAGCGGTGAGAAAATGAGAAAACCTGGCACTAAAGGAGCACCGACTGCAAAAGCATTTAAGCAAGCAAAGAAAACAGCTAAGAAAAAGTAATGGCTAAAGTTAGGATAAAACGTAAGACAGACCCTAGACTTGCAAGAGCCGGGGTTTCTGGTTACAACAAGCCTAAAAGAACACCTAATCATCCTACTAAGTCACACATAGTCGTGGCAAAGTCAGGTGGTCAGATCAAGACAATACGTTTTGGTCAGCAGGGAGCAAAGACTGCTGGTAAGCCTAAGAAGGGTGAGTCAGAAGCAATGAAGAAGAAACGAGCGTCATTCAAGGCTCGTCACCGTAAGAATATAGCCAGAGGCCCTATGTCAGCGGCTTACTGGGCTAACAAAGTTAAATGGTAGGAGAGAGATGAAGAAGATTGATAGACAGTTAAATCAAGGAATATTGGAAGATACCTATACTGATGGGGAAGGCATATTCCAGCACTATCAAGAAGACATTACCAAGCTAATAGAAGACAACAAAAGAAAGCAAAACGAAACAAACGACTGGATTAAATTTGATCCTAAAAAAGATTATCATCAAATACTAGACCTATCTATGACTGATGTTATGAAATTAAAAAATGAACATGGGGTTGATATAATGGGATCCCATGTAGACTGGAAGTATGTGTTTAAACTAATAGAAACACATTACCCATATATGAAAACCACAACAGCGAGACTGTAATGGCAATAAGCACACTAGGAGATTTAAAAGTTTCAGTCGCAGACTGGCTAAATAGATCAGACTTATCTTCACAGATACCTGACTTCATTACTTTGGCTTTAAGAAATGTAAATAGACAGCTATCTATTCCTTTGCAAAACAAAGAAAGCACCATAACACCAATAGCCTTTGCTACCGACCTTCCTTCAGACACTATATATGTTATTAGTGTTACAGATTCTAAAGGCCGATTAGTTGAACCTGTTACAATTGATGAGGTTTACAACTTTTCATCAGAAAGCGGAGCTAATGTTAGATACGCGCTTAGAGGGAAAAGTATTCTTTTGGCTCCAGATCCAGGCGCAACAAACACAGAAGTTTACACAATAGTTTATGTTGCTGATTCAGATTTTGATGGCGATGAAACTACAAGCGCTACAGACACATCAACAATCAACATACAAGATATTTATTTATATGCTACCCTTCAAGAAGCGTATGTTTATTTAAAAGACGACAACAGAGTTCAATACTTTGCACAAGAGACAGCTAAAAGAATAGCTGATATGGAAGCAAGGCGTTCTCGACAAGGCTCTGTGAGAGGCAGAATTAAAGATGAAAGTATATCCGTTAACGGAGGCCCATTAATCTAATGACATCATCAATCGACATAAGTAAACCAGCCCAAGGTACAGCCTTAACATTAGATGTTAGGAACAACTTTAGCCATGCTAAAGATGAAATTGAGGCTTTACAAGATGCTACTAAATCAGTAAAAGATTTTAATGCTGTTGGAAATGGTACGACTGACGACACAACTGCTATACAAAATGCAGTAAACTCAGGAGGAGTAGTATTTGTACCTGCTGGAACTTATTTAATATCCTCAGCAATAACAATAAGTAATGATGTCATTATTAGGGGAGAAGGTGATAGCAGCATATTTTTAATGAAAGCATCTACAGCCGCTAATACTTTTTTTAGCAACACTGCCGCTATTCAAGTTAAATTTGAGAATATCAAGTTTGATGGTAATTATGCAAATCAGTCAGCTACAAGTTCTAATAGAGCAATTAGATTTGACGCAACTACAATAAGCTCAAGGGAAACGCCAAGAGTACTAAGCATTAATAGCTGTACTTTTTGCAATGGCAGCCTCACAGATATTCTTATTCAGTGTGATAATGACTTAGATAACTCAGTTACTAAGCTTTATATTTCTGAAAGTTATTTTTATGGTGGTTCGTTAGCTAGTGGATCTCAAGCCGGTGGAGATGCTTATGGCCCAAGGTATGTATATTTAAGGGGTGGGGTTTCTGCATTTATTTATGGTTGCACTTTTGATACAGGTTTAACAAGCGTCCCAGCGCAAGGTAGGGCTGGCATAGTGCATGATGAAGAAACAAGTCAAGGTGCTTTTACGCGCCCTAATGAACTTTTTATATGTAACAATGACTTTAAGCACGTTGGAAAGTCAACAGAAGATGGAACTTTAGGTTGTATTGATTTTTATGCTGGAGTAAAAAATTCTGTAATATCTGGAAATAGGCTTGCAAACAGTTATGGTAGAGCTATTTCTGGCAAAGCTGGCTCAGGGCAAATGATAATTACTAATAACATTTGTTCAGATACTACAAGAGGAACGGCATCTACAACAGGTAACATAGGTGGTGACATTGTAATAAATGGAATTGCTTCTGGAACACAACCAGATAATGTTGATGATAATATTATTATTTCTAACAATATTTCTGTAAATCATCTTTACAGAGCTATTGTTGTTGAGGGATCTAATATTGCAGACGATCAAACTATGAGTAATGTTTTGATTACAGGAAATATAATTCAAAATGCTGGTCAAAGAGCAATTCAGGTAAGCCAGCTAAATGGAGTAATTATTAGCACAAACATCATAAAAGGAGGAATGGCAGATACTACTGTTTCTTCTTCTGGTCATACTGCTATATCCCATCAAGACTGTAGTAACACAATATTAATCAAAGACAATTTAATTGAAGATATTGGCAACTCTAGCCTTGGCAATGGGATCACTTGTGGGACAACAACTGCCGACACAACTGCTGATGTTAAAATTTGTGACAACACTTTTAGGGGTTTAGCTGGCGGTAGTGCTATTGATAACGGATCTGGAAGCAAAACATTTGTTTGCTGTAATAATGTTTTTGACACCATAACAAACTCAAGCGGAAAACTCATTGACATGGGTACTTCTGGAACAGGTGTGACAAATGGTGGATATATAAAAGGCAATGTTTCATTAAATACTGGCGCTGATACTGCGGTTCTTTCTGGCATGGTTTTTACATCAGCCAAAGGGTTTTGGGTTGGAGATAACAACTGGGATAAGTCTGTAGCATTTTCGGGAGTAAGTAAAGCAGTAATATCCTCTGGCGCTATAACTGCCTTTTTAGAGTTTCATGTTGTTGCAGCCGAGTCAGGAACTACTGATGACTTGACTACGATCAATAACGGAACTCAAGGAAAAATCATTACTTTAAGGGCGCAAAGCACTGACACTATTACTGTAAAAGATACCGGAACATTAAAACTTAATGGTGATTTTGCTATGGCTGGCAGCGGCTATGACTCTATAACCCTTCTTTGTAGTGATGGTACAAACTGGGTAGAATTATCAAGAAGCGATAACCAATAATTTAAGGTTAAATATGCCATTTGAAACTGATAAAAAAAATGGGTTTAAGTTTGACGCTTCAGAATTGTTAAGAACTGGAGTTTACCCTGATACCTTTGACAGAAACATTCCATTTTGGGATGAGGTCAATGGTGTTCAATATGACGAGTTTGGCATGAAGCGTAAGGCTGGAAGAAGCCTAATTAAAGACATATCTGCTTCGCCAACATCATCAACCTCTGAGATAAGGGGTATTGCTACTACAAATGAGTTTGACACCAAAGTAGCTTACATTGCTGATAGAAATAAAATATATTCTTATAGGTCTAACACTGACGTAACTAGGTCTGTAGTAGAGTCTGGAACTGATTACAACTTAATAAAAGATTTAAGCGCTACCGATTGGGATGCTGCATCTGAATTTGTTGTAACATCAGCCAAGGCGACTCAGACTACAGAGGTAGAGTTAACTTTTGGTGGCCCTCATGGGATGTCTCCAGGAGATACATTTTCTATTGCCGGGTTAGGAACTGGGAGCACCTCTAGCGTTGATATTAATAACGGTGGAAGCAATCCTGCAACATATACTTTTGTTACTCCTGTTGGAGGCGCTTTAAATGACCTAAAGGTTTATTTTAACATCTCAGGTCTAACAAAGGATGAAACATTTAGCACTAGCGGATCTTCAAAGCTAACACCACCAAGACCTACAACTTGGGATTCCACAGAAACAACTTGGGACATCTCTTCTAACTTTCCGGATACATGGGTTTTTGAAACATTTGGCAGCTTTGTTGTAGGTGCTAGAGGACAAGGAAAGCCAGTAATAAAGAAAAACAATGTTATATTTAATACTTTTTTTAATGACGAAGTAAGTGGCGGGACTATTACTAATCCAGGAACAGCTAATTACGCTGTTGATGACGTTCTTGCTCAAGCAAGCGTTAGCCCTAGCGGAGGAAGTAACTTTGCAGCAAAGGTTACTGAGGTTGAATCTGGAACTGTTAAAGCTATAGAAGTTACAAATTTTGGCTCTGGATATGCTAATGGTGACGTAATTACTATGGCGATACCATCAGGCTCCCCAACAAGGTCAGGTGCGGTTACAGTCACAGTTACGGAACCAGATATTAACTATACAAAAGTTAAAATATTTAAGAGTCAAGGCCCGCATATGCTTGCCTTTAACTACAGTACAGCGGCAGATGACTTTAAAACAAGTTTTTCTTGGTGCAGTGCAGATGATTTAGACTCTTGGGTTGGAAGCGCAACAAACACCGCAGGTAATTTGCAAATAAGAGAAGCTAACGGTGAAATAATGTGCGTTACTCAGCTAGGTAATAACTTAGCAGTTTACACACAAAATCAAATGTTTATTGTTTCCTATATTGGGCTTCCAAACATATTTGGCTATAAGTTAGCCTTAGAGGGTGATATAGGAGCAGTATCTCCGCACTCTGTAGTGTCTGTTGGTAGGAAAAACTATGGCTTATCTAGGGATGGTTTTTTTGTAACAGATGGAGCCTCTAGTCAGCTTATAGGAAACCAATCAAGCATCAATAAATTCTTTAGAGACAATGTTAGTAATAATGGCGTTTATTTAACGCAAGCTTTTGATAACAGTAAAGAGAATGAAGTTGTTTGGTCTGTTCCATTAAACAACAATACGGTTTCTAAAGAGCTGTACTACAACTACAATACTGGTCAGTGGGGCATGAGAGATGGATCAGTTACAGTATATAAGTCAGCAGATGTTTTTGACAGTGCTCTCTCCGCAGATACTAGCGGTAAATTTTACTTTGAAGGGGAAGGAACAGACTTATCCAACTCTTTTGTATCTGCAACAACAAAAGCACATGACTTCAACAATGCAGATAGGATAAAAGAAGTTTCTGCTTTGCGTGTAGGAAAGGAAGGAAATGGTAGCCCAACTGTAAAGATTGCTTTTACCAACACAATAGACGCAACGCCTGACTTTGAAAATCCAGTTAGTTCAGATCAGTTTGTTGTTAAAGACACATTTGAAAGTTTTCCAGTAAGGGTTGCTGGCAGATATATACATTTAAATATATCAAGCGAAGCTAATGATGATACTTGGAAAATAACTGATATGGTTATACAAGGTCGGTTTGAGGGCGAGAGATAGATGGCTACTTTGCCAGAGGAGTATGACCGGGTAGCGCTTGAGGAAGAGCTAAGGGATCTTCAGCAAAAAATAGACGACATGAAGACTCTCATTACGTTTATTCCTTTAGGAAATCCACCTGTAGTGACAAATAAAGACAAGGGATTAGTTGCTTATAGTGATGGAACTGTTACATGGGTTGGATCAGGTTCAGAAGGGCTGTATAGATATACAGGTAGTGCATGGGTTAAGATAGGTTAAATTAAGAGGGGAGAGAAATGCAGCAGGATTTAGTTAAAATAGAACCAGAATATTTAAACAAAGTTTGGCACTTATGTGCGCCGATGCTAGAAAAAGCAATATTAAGATCAGAAGGTTACATTGATATTAAGGATATGTACCATCTTATAATGTTAAAGCAGTTTGATTTATGGGTTTTAGTGAGCCAAGAAGGGAATATTGATATGTCTGCTATTACAAAAGTAGAAATCAACCCACAAAAAACTGTATTGCAGATAAACTTTGTTGCAGCAGATGACCCAAAGGTTTTAAAAGACTTTAGAGAAACTCTTAAAATATGTGAAAAGTGGGCTAAAGAATTAGGTGCAACCGAAACTGTTATGTATGCAAGAAAAGGTTGGACAAAAGTATTTCCAGAATTTAAAGAAAAATACACAGTAATGACAAAGGTATATGAGGATTAAGATATGGGCGGTAAAAGCGGCGGCGGAGATACAACAACAACAACTAGACCATTTCCAGCTCAGGAAAGGGCGTTAACTAAGTTATTTGGCCTATCACAAGGCGCATTTGAACAGGGGCCAATGGAATACTTCCCTGGTCAAACGGTTGCGGCACAGTCACCTAACACTATTGCGGCACAGGAAGCAGCATTAGGTGCGGCGGCTCCTCAAGCTGGCTTAGGCATGGCAGGTGCAAGATCAGTTGCTGCGGCACTTGATCCTATATCTGCTCAGTCTCAAGCAGTAATGGATCCGTTTATAGCCAAACTACAAAGCCAGATATTGCCCGGAATAGGCAGTCAAGCTATTCGTCAGGGTGCATTTGGTGGTAGCCGTCAAGGCATTCAAGAACAGCAAGCTGCTGAGTCGACCGCAGGAGCCGCTACACAGGCGATGCTAAGAAACCAACTAGCTGCAATGTCTGCCCTCCCAGCAGCCCAGAGAGGCCTTCTAGCGCCTTCTCAGACCCTATCAGCAGTAGGTGCACAGCAACAAGGCTATGAGCAAGCACTTATTGATGCAGAAAGACAGCGTTTTGCCTTTGAGCAACAAGCTCCAGAGACAGCACTTGATCGCTTAGCTAGTCGCATTACTGGTATTAACTTAGGCCAAGTTGGCACTACTAGCGGTGGCGGTGGCGGTACAGATGCTGCTCAGCTAGCAGGTCTTGGCTTGGCTGGTTATGGATTAACAAGGTAGGAATATATTATGTTTGGTTTTAAAGCTGCGGGATCAGGCGTTAGATACGGAATAGAAAACAAAGGAGACTTAGGTGCTTCAAGGGTATTTTTTCCTGAAGACACATCTAGCTCTGCATTTTTCCCTGAAATGACTGCCGCAGAAAAAGCTGCTGAAATTCGTAAATTGTTTGGTGCTGGCACTTACGAGTCCAGAGCACAGCAAGCGCTTCCTGGCATTTTACAGCGTTTACAGACAAATACACCCACTTTAAGTGTTGTGCCTACAGGGCAAGGCTTACTACAAAGCTTAGCAACAAAAGGTATGGGTCAGATAGCATCTGGTCAAGCAATGAACCCAACAATATTAAAAGCAAAAGGATAATACAATGGCTTTACCAGCGTTTTTAATACCTATGTTGATAGGCGGTGCAGCTCTTGGCGCCAACGTAGCTAAGAATAAAGATGAAGACCTTTTAAAAGGCGCTCTTAAAGGTGCTTTGCTGGGTGGTTTGGGTGCTGGCGGCCTATCGGCGGCAGGAGTTGGGGCAGGAGCAGGTGCGGGTGCAGCAGGAGCAGGAATTACTAAAGCGGCAGCGACTGGCGGAGCTTCGGCAGCGGCAAATCCTATAACGGGTGTTTTAGCTCAACAGACAGGTAGTGGCGGAGCAGCAGCGGCGTTAAAAGCAGACGTAGCAGCAAAAGCGGCGGCATCTAAAGCAGCAGCAGCAAAAGCTTCTACGGCGGCTATAGTTCCTCCTACAAATGCAGCCTCAACTGTCGGTGCTGATTCATTATTTTCAGCCGCTGACTTAGGCTTGAATGTAAATCCCGCAACAGGATCTAGCTTAACTACACCTACAAATACTTTTAGCGCATTTCAAGCTCAAAATACTGCAAACAAAGCCGCTTTAGATTCTGCTGTAGGTAGTATAACAAATCCTATTACTGAAAAAATAGCTTTAAGTCCTGGAGCAAAACTCCTAGCAACAGCTAAAGCAAAACCTATGGAAACAATGATGTTTGTATCAGCGCTAGGTGGCGGCGGGCAACAACAAGCGCCAGCACCATCTATGGTTCCTTTGACTCAACCCGGTGGCTTTGGTGATGTACCAACTATCGAACAGTCTATCGGAATGGATAGCGGTCCTAGATTTGTATCTAAAGGCTTATTTGATGAGTCAAGGCGGTCTATGGAAGAAGAAGAGATGGCTTTAATGTATGAAAAACTATCAGAGGCAGGATTAGTATAAGATGGCAAGTTATTTAGATCAGTTAATTCAAGAGTTCAGTATGCCTGATATTGCTGGGCAAGCTGGTATTGATCCTATGCAAGCCTTGCAGGTTGATCAAGAGCCTCAAGGTATAGATCGTCTTACTGCGTTAATGAGACAGCAACAGGACTTACAGCAAAGACAAAGAGAAGCTTTAAGTGACTACTCTGCATTAGCGTCTAAGCGCCCTGAGTCTCGCTTGTTACAAGAAAACCAGACGCTAGGCGGATTCTTTAAAGACCCATCTGAAGCACAAAGACAGTTTATGATTAATGCTGGTCTTAAATTAGCTATGGGCGACACTACCAGAGACTTGTCCGCTCGTTTAGCGGAATCACTTGGTCAAGGTGTAGGTGCTTTACAGGCATCAAGAGCCGCTGAATTAAAACAAGAACAAGCACAAGCAGCATCTCAGCTAAAAAGCTTACAACTACAAGGCCAACAAACTAAAGAGCAGTTTGACTTACAAAAAGAGATTGTACAAGAAACTAGATTAAGAGATGCGGCAAGGGCTAAGACCACACCAACATCTCCGCTTTTAAAGATTGTTAAAGAAAGAAATACTTTAATGGCTCAAGGAGATCCAGAGTCTATAGCTGCGGCTGATATATTACAACAACAGATCAATGTGTTGACTACAGGCGAACTAACCAAGGATGACTTTAAATTCTTTTCTGACGACTTTAAAGGCATTAGAGAAAGCGCAAGAAAAACAGATAATATGCTCAGATCGGCAGATAGAGCTGAGTTAGCGCTTGCAAACGCAGAAACAGGATTTGGGTCTGAAACAATCCTTGGTCTTAAAAAGTTTGCTAACTTATTTGGAGTAAAAGCATTTAAATCAGACATTAGTGACTCTGAAGCTTTGCAACAAGTTCTTGGCGAGAATGTACTTGATGTATTAGGATCTGGTGATCTTGGTGCTGGTACAGGCTTATCGGATAAAGACGTTGAGTTCGCAAGGCAAGTTGCTGGCGGTACTATACGGCTTGATGAAGAAACTATTAGGTACGCTATTGACGCTAAACGAAGAGCTGCAAACTTCTTTAGAAAACAACACAACGATGCTCTGGGTGTTGCCGCTGAATCGTTCCCTGGCACAACCCTAGCAAAAGGCAAGCCATACGACCTTGTTGAGTTTACCCCAATATCAGAGCAAGGCAGGGTGTTAGCAGGTATGCCTGAAGGTTCTTACAAGCAGTCTCAGCAAGTACCTAGCCGTATCGCAACACCTTATCAAGGTCAATCTGATGATGAGTTCCTTAAAACATTACAAGGGTTCTAAATAATGGCAAGCGCACAAGAAACTTTACAAATCTTGCAGGAAACAGCAAATAGAGGAATGCAAGATCAGCTTGATAATCGTCAGAGAGCTATGTTTGACGAAGCTGTAAACAGAGGCATGGTTACTATGCCTGGACAGCAGATGGAAGATCAGCCGCTTACTGGAGAGACTGTTCAAGACGTTCAGTTTAGCCCTGCTGAGCTAGAGCTTTGGAAGCGTGATAACCTTAGCCCTGTAAAACGAGCTAAGATGGAAGACCGCAGAGCGTTAAACTTGATGCGTGTTGACTTTCTTGAGTCAGGCGTAGACAAAGACTCATTCTTGTTAGGCGAGAAAGCTCCGTCAGGCATGGAGCAAGCAGGTGTAGGTCTTGCACAAGGCGCTAGAAGCGTTGCACAGGAGATAGGAAAGCTTGGCTTAGCCGCCGGTGATGTTGCAGGTATTGTAGAGCCAGAAACAAGACAGCAGTTTGCAGAAGATGTTAGTCAGCAACGCAGAGAGTTTGCTGAGTCAGATATAGGTCAGATGGGCATAACCAAAGGATTCCAAACAGTTGGCGAAGTATTGCCGACTATGGTTGTTCCTGGCGGCGTAGTAGGCGGTATCATGCGAAGACTTGCTACTGGTGCGGCTGGTGGTATTGTTGGTGGCGTTGTAATGCCTACTAATAGCGCTGATGTGGCATCTGACCAGCGATTACAGAATATCTTACTATCAAGTGCTGGTGGCGCAATATTCGGTGGTGTTACTGCGGTAGGGGCTAAGGCTGTTGACTTAGGCGGTGACTTGATAAGCGGATTCACCAAAAAAGGCGGTAAAGTTACAATATCAGAGCCTTTATCTGAGCTAGTCAGTAAAGCAGACCTAGAAGCCTCTGACAAAGCTGCAAAAGGCATTGGTGTATTTCTAAGCCCTGCGGAAAGAACTAGACTTCCATTAGTTGTAGATTTAGAAAAAACAATTAGCTTGCCCAAAGACACAGCCCTTAACTTTCAGCTCAAATTGCAAGAAAGAGAAACGATTCTTGATACCTCAATCAAGAAGTTAATACAAGACATAGCACCAGAAAGCCCTACTAGAGCTGCAGCAATCAAAGAAGGCTATGACCTAATCGCAAGAACAGAGATGCCTGCTGAGCTGTTATCAAAGGTAGAAGGCGATATGGTTCTTGGCCCTCAATATAAGAAGATGCTAAGAGATACTGGCTTTGCTCCAGAGTTAGCTAAGATACCAGAAAACTCTTTAGCTAGACTTGATACATTCCAAAAGTTTTTGAGAGAACGAGCAGGAGTACTAGATAAGTCAAAACCTACTAGCGCAAGAAACCTAAGAGAGGCCAGAAAAGAGCTGATTGACGTACTTGATACAGCGGCCCCTCCTTATGCTGTAGCGAGAAGAGAAGCTCAGTTAGACATCATTAGAAAGAGCATAGAAGACAAGACTTCTGGCATAAAAGGTACTTTGATTGACACCGAAACAGGCACTAGAACTCCAAGCGCAGTTCAGTTCTATCAAAAGTTTCTCAAGTCAGACAAAGACTTTAACGATTTAATCAGAAACTTAGACGATAGTTCAGACGCAGCTATAAAAGCATCTCAGTTAAGAGTTGTTTTAAGCTCAATAGAGAACACTCCGCTAGAAAAAGTATTCTCTTCTACTGAGCCTTTATCTTCTTCAAGAACACTTGGTATGGGTAAAGCTGGTATAGCTGTTAGCAACTTTGCTGAAAACCTTAGAAAGCAATACTCTGAGGGTATGCTAGAGTATATTACTAACCCTAACCTATCTGATGACCTCTTAGCGGATGCAGCAGAGATTGCTTCAAGAAGAGGCAAGATACCTGTCGCAGACTTAGATCGCTTAGGTGGCATTACAGCTAAAGCCTTATCAAGAAGCATCGCAGCAGGCCAGAACGAAGAAGATCAATAAATGTTTGGTCTAATCACCATGCTGTTATCAACGCTTGGAGCCACAGGGATGGGTTCCATGCTGAAGATACTAGGTGGTGCAGTACAGAGCCGTAACGAGGCTAAAGAAGCAGAAGCAAAGAGAGAGCTAATACGTGATCTGCAAATGAAACAAGCAGACATAGAGTTCCAGAAGGCAATATTTGGAGATGCCAGCGATGACCCGGAAGCGACTATATTTACTCGGACTACTCGTAGGATTATTGCTCTTATCGGGATGCTCAATTTTGCAACCATCTCAATCCTCTGTACAATATATCCCACAGTCGAACTCATTACATTTATCCCCCCTGAGCAAACCCAAGAAATTAGTATCTTGTGGGGACTCTATAAGATGCCAGTCGATCAGGGAATTACAACTTCAATCACAACAGGGCATATCTCCCTTGTCTCGATTACCACTTTGGGCGCTATAATAGGGTTCTACTTCACACCAGCAGGAAAACGATAATGGACATTGATTTAGTCAATCAAACTGTAGCGATGATGAACCCTCAAGAGCGGGTTGTCGCTGAGCAGATAGCACAGCCTTTGATTCGTGAAGCGTCCAAGTTAAGTGATGAAGAGTTTATACAGCAAATCAAGCCAAGGCTTAGAGCGCATGAAGGCGTTGCTTTAAATGAAAATGGCAATCACATTCTTTATAAAGATAGCCTAGGCAAGATGACTGGAGGTATTGGTCACTTAATAACACCTAAAGATAAGAAGTACGCTGGTAAGCCAGAAGGAACAATAATAGATCCAGCAGATGTAGATAGGTGGGAAGTAGAAGATACTAAGACAGCACTATCAGACGCTAAAAATTACCTTGGCGATAGCTGGAAAGACTCTAGCTTAGCGGTAAAAGAAGTTGCGACAAATATGGCTTTTAATCTTGGCAGGACAAAGTTATCTCAATTTAAAGAGCTGAGAAAAGCATTGGTGTCTGGAGATATGCAGAAAGCATCAGATGAGATACTTTTTGACACTAAGACTGGAAATAGAAGCAAGTGGGCAAGCCAAGTTAAACGTAGAGCAGATGACCTAGCTGCAATGCTTAATCCGCCTTCCTCGGCAAGATAGTATTCTTATTCCTCTTAACCTCTGAGTCTTTCTTCTTACGGAAGATTCTATCGAAGTTCTCTTTAAACTCCTTCTGACTGACTTCCATTGGTCTTGGCTTTGATCCTTTACCCATAATAAGTACCGACGGTGGGAGTAAGCTGGCCGGTGCAGCTCTGGAGGGATGCCTACCCACTGGCATATTCTGTTAAACAAAGTATAGACTATAATTCTTCAATTGACTTCACTTTTCTTGGTTCTGGGAACAAATAATCTATCTTAGTGGCCCAGTCCGTAGGAATAGCTGTACAGCCACCCCCTTGCGTTATTTCTTCTTCAGTCATACATCTAGCGGCAGAACTCATTAAAACAATAGTATCATCGTTATGCTCTACCAGCCAACCTACGGTATAACATATAGCCATAGGTGTTTTCTTACAGTCTTCTATGTCTAGCCAACCCTGCTCGCTTTCCTGAGCATCTCGCCAGGTTACTCTTACGATAGGGTATCGACCTATATCCATTCTAACTTCTTGACTCTACTGTTAGGACTTTTAACTTCTTAAACAGGTCCTTAACTTTATTGATTAACTTCTTTACAGCTTCTTTGATCTTATTAATTATCTTCATAGTATTATCCTAATGGCGATGATGCTGCATCAAGTCCTTTCCACAGATCATCTATCTCAGTTTTAAATTTACCTACAGCGTCCTCAAAGCTTTTAATAGCATCTGCCATAGCCTTGTACTCGTTTCTAATCTCTATCCAGTCTTTCTCCATGCTGTTTAACTTAGCAGTAGATGCCGCAGCATTGTCCAAGACTTCCTGTTGCCTTTCTTTTATATTATCCAACAATGTAGATAGTTCAGCCAACTTACCCTGCAAGTGACCTAGGTCGTTGTCTGTAATCTTTGTTTCTATCGCAATGATTTGTTTTTGCATAGGTCCTATATCTGGGATACTGCTAGACAGACTTGCAACACTTGCCTCTAAGTTATCTATTCGACTAACAAACTCACTAGCGGCCCATATACCACCGCCGATGGTTGTAGAAAAAGACATCAATATCGCTATGTAAACACCCTTAAACTTGACTCCCCCAACGTCAAGCTCTATATCCTCAACACCCATTAAAGACCGCCTAGATTACCGTTCTGATTGTTGTAATTTGTAGTTGGATTTTCATTCGTAACTTCTATAACATCTTGAACCAACTGTACTGGGTCATAGAGCTTTGCGTTTATATTATAACCAGATCCCATAGATGCCACATTCTCTCCTGAACCGTAGCTGTAAGCGCTGTACATCTCATTAATAGTAACGGGAGGGGTATCACCGTAAAAGCCGTCATAGACCTCTGCAGTAGCTTGTGTCCACCCTATATTGGCATCGTTGTTAAAGAATACACCTTGGAGCACAGTATTGGTTGCATTATCCCAAGTAACTGTTAATTGGTCAGTCCAGGCATCGTAGGCCACTGTAGAGTTAGTTATGTTCGATAGCGTAGCAATGCCATCGTAATTGATCATAGCGAGTGTTGCTGAGTCCTGACTCGCCCAGAGGCTTGCTGTAGCCGCCTGCGCTTTATCTTCAATAGTATCCAGTGACTGATTAAAGGTTTGGACTGTCGATTGGTCAATCTGTACATCATTTGCGCGAATGTAATTCTGCAACTGTATACGTTCATCGTCAGTTTGAGCATTAACAGCTTCAGTGTAAATTGCTTCCGCTTTAGATATTTCTGTAGCCGAGTCTGAGAACATATCAATTGCTGCTTGCATCTGGTCCATATTTTCTTCATAAGAGTCCACCAGTAAGTGTTCGGCTGAATAGTAATTAGCGTTGGCTGTATCGAGTATAGATTGGTTGTAGTAAGCGACTTCTACTAAGTCTATCTTGTGGCTATCTGTACGCCCTGCTACCGGCACAACAGTACCTGCAACGCCTGTAGGGTCAGTTGGTACACCCATTGACATCTCTATCACACTGGCTTGAGCATCGCTGACTTGAGTATTGATGTAATTAGCAGTGTTGACCAGCTCTTGTATTTCTACAAAATCACCGATAGGACGTAAAGGGTTGATGTTGGGATCAATGAGGGACCCAAAGCTAACGGCTTGTGGATAGTAAACCCCAGTGTCACCACTCAGTTGTGCGGAAACTAGAAGAGATAGACTTGCCGCTATTTTCTTTTTGTTCATCTCCAGATTCTCCATTAATTCCTAAAGCTATATCAAAGTATTCTTTGTTTTTTTCATACCCGACAACAAATAACTTAGGCTTCCTTTTCATCGTTAAATAAGCATTCTTACCAGCGACTACCTTACCATTTACTATCAGAGGACAAGGGGTTCCGCTTTGGAACATACTAAGCCAGATTTTATCCGACTGGCACATCCTGGTTATAGATGCAATCTTCATGTTAATTGAGAAGAGAACTGTAGCATCCTTACGCCGGTTACACTCTTCATCCTGTATGTACTTACCAGTGCTGATGCCTATCTGTAAAGTAGATACGCCGCCGCTGGTAGACTTTAGGCAACTATCGTTACCGCCTGACATCAAACTTGGAGCTACTGCCGAAGCAACAGGTATCTCACTGGCAGAACCAGCACCGTTGTACTGATTCGTGTTAGTGGTAGTCTCATTGTTTGAATCGACAGTCGCACCCTGCTGATTGGTGTTTAAATCACCACTCTGGGTTGAGGTATTGCCGCTATCCGTCTGGGCGTAAAGATCTACAGGAAGTAAATACACTACCAAGAGGACAGTACATAAAATACTCAGTCTTGAGCTATATTCTTTCATAATGAAAAGAACTTTGCCACTAATCTAAGTTTTCGCCAGCAGCAGATAGGTAGTCGCCTAAAGCCATCATAGTCTTAGGGTCGTTTATAATAAAACTGTATAAGGCTTCGTACCCGTCAATACTTATGGTTATAAGCTTATCCTGAGGTAAATAGTCAACTAATAGCTTCTTGTTGCTTTCGCCATCATCGATGACCATTGATAGTGATTCAATCATGTTATCCTCTCCAATTGTTCTTTGATTTGTTTTTCCCACTCCTCAATCATCTCTCGATAATCGGCGGTGTAGAGCTTTTTGGGTTTATTAGCATCAGCCAACATCTGCCTTACCATCTCATCGCCGTACATATCCTGCATGTATAGCGTGTAATTCTGTGCAGCAGAGCCATGCTTCATACCAAACTGGTTACAATATACGCATTGGGGGTGAACATTCTCTTCCTCCAAGGCCCAGTAGGAACTAGACCCTTTAGGAATAAAGTGACCACCTTGCATACCCTCGTTCCAAGGCTTTGTACAGCCGCAGGAGACACAGGAGCAATACCCGTTATCATCTGCTGCCTTTAACCTTACAAGCTTCTGTAGAGCCTTTAACGCGTCTTTACGAAGCTGTTGTGCAGTCTTAGCCTTCTTTTTTGGCATACTTCAGTTCATTCTCATGTTCAGCGGTTGACTTAACATTGATGTATGTACAAGACTTAACCAAAACACCTTTGCAGAAGTAGCCTAGAAGGTCACCTTTGGCGCTATGGACTGACTCCAATAAAGCGCCGCAGTCAGGACAAGGGTTCACTGTGACACCCATTAGAATGGCACATCGTCTTCAAAGTCGTCACTTCCCGCTGGCTCAGCAGCTTTAGGCGCATCCTTCTTCCAAGAATCCTTCTCTTGGATAGACATACTCATAAAACTCTTGCCTGCTTGGGACTTCTTAATCCAGGCAGATACCTCAAAGTCCTTACCGCCAACATTCAGTGGTCCCCGGTAGTCAGGCTGATTGCCTTGCTTACCATCGTTCTTAAACAATGCACCAGAATTGGTGTTATCATAATCGCTCATTTTATGCTCCCTTCAGTAGTCTACGTTCTTCAGTTGTAAACGGTGCAGAAGATACCTTGGTAGGTGCCTTCCACATCGCTCGTTGATCGTCTTCTTCAATCTCACCAAATGCTTCTTTAGCGAATTGTACATTCTGTTCACTAGGATCGGCTAGTAAGTCTTTAACAGCGTCTACAGACTCCTGGTTGCGCTTAACGGCCTGTAAGCATAGATCCCATTCACTTGGTCCTTCTACAAGCTCAAGTGACTTTCCCCGCATCATCGCAGCCTCTGCATCATCGTCAGCAGTAGGTATACCAGCCATAGCCTGTAACGCATAACGTCTAGCGTAGGTTATCGCACTACCGCCGGCTTGTGGGTCAGACTTGGTTATGGGTAAGTAGAACTCTGACTCAATGAACTGACCAGAGGTATGCATGAGGATTGTCTTAACACCGATACCTTTGCCACCATCAGAGGTAGTAGGTAGCTGCACATAAGACAAACCGTTCTTATTGAACGGCTCTTTGATAGCTTTGATTACGCTAGTAAGATCAGCGTAGGATGATTTAAAGAATGGATTCTTAGCGTCTTTGACAGCGCCTCCCATCTCATTCTGGGCCTTACATAGAGCTGTTGCCAGCTCGTTTAGGTTTTCTGACTTATTCATTTTCTTCCTCCTCGACTTCGGGTAAACATTCTTCACATACCCAAATTAAATTTTTAGTTGCAGTACAAGGTGACCAATCATCATCTTTAAAATCATTGCAGTTTTCACAAGTATAGATGGCCATCTTAATTATCGCCCTCTTCCTCTTCTGCTTTAATCTTTTCTAAACGTATAGATGCTTCACCCAAGATCGGATAAATATCATAGTGCTTAATTAGCCATCCATGTGGGCATAAACTAATCCAATTAATAAAAGCTTTCTGTTCAGTGTTATCCATATCCCTCTCCTAAAATGGTATGTTATCGTAATCAATAGAATCTTCTTCTAAATCATCGAACACTAGGTCAGCTAAATCTTCTAGCCAACCTAAGAACTCCATACGATTATAGCCCATATTCTCGGCTGCACATCGTAATGTGGACAAAAGTTCATGTTCGATAGATGCTTCAGCATGATCTGCTGGGAATGTATCTGGTTCTTCGATAGGTACTAACTTTTTAATCTTGCTCATAAACCCTCCAGTCTACTTGATAATACTTGCCACGCCTTCGCAGCAGTTTGTGGAACTACACCATTACCTAAAAGTCTAATCCTGTCAACCCTGTCGGCACACCCATCAACCACTCTACCCACTCCGGGTTCAGGTTGCCAGTTGGCTTGTTGGGGTCTTTGATCTTGGCACACAGATAACTCCGCTTCTCCATATGCACCTGGCTTTTGCTCCCCACTGGCCCGCAATCTTTGTACTCGCTGGCTCTCGGTGTCGGCCATGATATAGACTCGCTTTCTTTGGTGAGGAGCGCCGACTTCACGCGCTGAGAATATTCCCCACGTTGCTCCGTAACTATCTTCTTCCAAGTCGCTGATGACTGTGGAGAGTCCCATCGAGATGTGTCCTTCGACATTTTCGAGGAAGACTCTAGAAGGCTGTATTGTGTAGATATGCTCTCGGATGTAGGGCCAGAGGTGTCTTGGGTCTTTTTCTCCAAGTCTCTTGCCCGCCGCTGAAAACGGCTGACAGGGATAGCCGCCAGTGATGATGTCAACTGCATCTCGAAATAACTCTGATGGGAAGGTTTTAAGATCCGTGTAAATAGGTGCGGGATCCAACTGACCCTGTTCCATCTTTGAGACCAAGTTCGCAATGGCGAAGGCTTCGATCTCCACATAAGCGATGACTCGATGTCGGATTCCAGCAAGGTCAAGTCCTCTTTCGATTCCAGCGTAGCCACTACAAAAGCACAAGACAGTTGGTAGTTCTTCGGTATTATCCACATCACTCCCTCCAAGGATTGTTTAGTGGCTGGCTCGGTAAGCTTAGATCGGAAGCGCGTCGGGTAGGGGAAG